AACAGCATTAGTCTGGGATATGGATTTAAAAGTTTCTGAAACAATATATACATCATTTGTTGTTGTAACACTTGGTGCATTTGGTATATCAGAAGCTGGAAAAGCTTTCGGGAAATAATTAAATGGCAGAGGATAAAAAACCTTTAAAAAAACCTTTAACAAACGAAAAATCTTCAGAGATGGATTCTTTGATTAAATCGTTAAAGGCTTCAACTGAATCTAATAAAGCAGAATCAGAAACTGTTGATATGCAAATGTTCTTAGATCAATTTAAGGATAGCATGAAGGTGGGTGATACTAATATTAAAGCTTTAAAAGTCGAATTTGAAAAGGCAAATGAAATCCTCAATAATCAATCCTCTGAAGCGACTGAAAAAGAAGAAGCACAAAAAACAATAGACGCTATAAAAGAAAGCGTCGAATCTGAAGAAGAAAAAAGAGAAAAACAAAAAGCTCAAGACGAAGCTAATAGCATTTTAAATAAAATGGCCGGCAAGCTTGACAGTGTGGCTAAAGGTTTAGACGGATTTGTGTCTAATGCTATTGGTGCCGGTGGTCTTTTGGCCGCAGCTATGTTGTTTATTGATCCTGAAAAATTCTTTAATATTTTAAGTGGATTGTTTGATGCTGCTATTAAGATTATTGGTAAAATTTCGGCATTCTTTAAAGATAAAATTCTCCCTAAATTAGGACAAGTCGAGGGTGAGGTTGATTATACATCTGTATTAATAGGTAGTTTGGCTTTATTCTTTTCAGGAACAATAATAAGAGCTCTTAGTAGTACAGTAAAAGTAATGAAAACACTTGTAACAGCCGTTAAAACATTTGCTACATTTATAAAGACCTCGTTTGTTGGTAATATGATATCTAATTTGGCTACCACTACAAAGAATTTTATGTCAGCAGGAATAACAAAAGTTAAAAATGCAGCCATAGCATTTAAAGCCAAAATGTTAACTGAATTTATACCAAATATGTTAGCTAATTTAAAATCAATGATGGCTTCACTTGGTGGTAAACTAATGTCATTAATGAATAATCTTGTAAAAGCAGCGAAAGGTTTTAGAGTCATGATGTTAACAACATTTATTCCTGGTATGATTGCAGCATTTACTGGAATAGTTACTACTTTGGCTACTGTTCTTGCACCTCTAGCTCCAATATTATTACCTATCCTTGCAATAGCAGCTGCATTTGGACTGGTGCTTGCTGGTTTAAATAAGATAAAAGAATCACTTGGATTTACTTCAATATTTGATGTTATTATGTATGGTGTGTCATTTATTAAAGATGGACTTGCCCATTTAGGTAATGTATTTATACAGATAGCTAAAAAGATTGCTGGTCTTGGTGCAGGGTTACTTGAGTTCTTAGGTGTTGATGTACCTGATTGGGTATATAAAGCTCGTGATATGGAGTTAATGCGAACTGATAATGCTGCTAGAAAAAAGGTAGAACTTGACCAAAAGGCAGAAACTGCAAGACTAGAAAAACAAAAAGAAGAACAACTAGAAAATCCTTTACCAGAAACTTCACTAATACCACAAGAAATTATGCCTATGCAGCCTAATTTACAATCTGATGTTTTAGCTACTTCGCAAGAAAATGCTCAAGGACAATCAGCAATAACTACTCAAACAGTAGTCACTTCAGTAACTCAACAGAATAGTTCTTCAAGTAGTTCAAGTTCAAGTACTGTGGTTAATCCTACAGGAAACTCTATGGCGTCAATGGAATTAGCTGGTGCTACTGGAGGAAGAAGGTAGTTATATCTTCAACTGAATCAAAATACTTATAATCATCTGAATAAAGATACTTAACACGTTCTTTTTGTTTCGTATTTAATTCTATCTTCATTGTTCTTACATTATGCTTTTCTGAAGTATAATCATCAATATCAAATATATCTCCATTAAAATGTTCTAAGAAATATGATTGTTTTCTAAAATGAATATTGGCATTTATTTCATCTAATAATTCATTCTCTAAATATCTAATAAATTCATCAATAGATAATCCATGTACTGATTGTATTGTATTACGTGTACAACAAAAGTCTTTATACATTGATACGAAACGATCAATAGGATTTCTTACAAAAGTAAAGTTATATTTACCATTTGACATTGCATCAAAGGGCGTAATATAATCCATTAATTTGATACCATGTACCCATTCATCAACATTATCAGACGAATATTCATTTATAATTTGAGGATTATAGAGTTCTAAAAGTTTATATTTGATTGTTGTGTTACCACATTTAGGTAATGCCCAGAAGTTAATATCTTCTATACTTGCAATACTATATAAGATTTTATTTTCGTAGGACATAAAAAGGTGGGGAGCCGAAGCTCCCCGATAGAATTAAGATTCTTTTGCGAGTTTAGCGAAATAACTTAATGTATCATCCTCATCTGCTGAAGCAGCTGGAGCTGACTCGAAGTGGTTATCTTCGGCAGTCAACGTTGGAGCTGGAGTACTTGGCTCAGCTTGGAATGGATCAGCTGCTGGTGCATGACCTGCGCTTACTCCTAATACCTTATTGAGTTTCATACTTAATTCATCATAAGTTTTATAGTTTTCAGGCTTTAAGAAATCCTGTAAGCTATAGAGTTTGTCATAGACTTCAGTAAGTCTTGCTTCATCGCCATCAAATAATGCGGCTGGTGAAGAGAATTCTGATTTGTCATAGTTGACCCACCCTTCTACTTTTCTGATTTTGATTTTGAAGTCAGCGCCTTCCCAGAAATCATAAGGATTTACTGGATCTTCATCAGCGAACTGAGGTTGCATGACATCCATAATCTTATCAAAGATCTTTTTACCAAACTTATAAAGGAATACCTTTCCTTCATTTTGAGGATTGTCGGGATCAGAGACGACGAGCACGTTTGATACATAATGCAGTCTTCTTTTCCTTTCCCTAGCAAGAGCTTTATCTTCATCGCGACCAGAGTTCCAAAGTAAACCATTTGATTCGCTCACTGGATCTGGTTGTCCAATAGATGTTAAAGAGTTCTCAATATACCATAAGCCAGTAGGGCCTTTAAACCCATGATCCCAATACCTTACCCAAGGAAGATCTTCACCTTCTTTGGCTGGTAGGAATCTGACTACGGCATAACCGTTTCCTGCTTTATCTCTCGTCGGTTTCCAAAAACGATCGTCTTCATAAGAATTAGATTCTGTTTTTGCTGTTGATACCGCTTCTGCTGCTTTTACGAGTTTGTCGATTGACGAGCCTCGCATGCTCTTTAGATTTTCTAGTGACATATATTTCTCCTGTATTTACACTGTATTACTGAATTATCCACTTTATACATAATATATTATACCACATTACGTGGCATTTGTAAAGGTTTCTTTCAATAAATTTAAACATTTATTTCGATCAAACTTTACGAATGGTTTGTATTTCATTATCTTACGATAGATGTCCGGCCAAATAATTGTGTCCGTAATCTTTTTATTTTCACGTTCTACAAAACCAAGTATTGAATCCAAGATAACTACTGTTTCTAAGAGTATTTCTTCTTGCATCCAAAGCTTTATAATCAATGGATGATTATTATCTTCTGCTTCTAAAAGAGAATCAAATGTCACATCCATATCATTAAGTTTATTTATATCAGTTTGAAACTGATACGTTAAAGATTCCATAACTTTTTTATGGTCTCTATAATATTTTTCTCCACCCTCATTAAGCATATCACCGACATACTTAACATCATTTTTAAAGTTAGCAATATAGAATTCTTTTAATTCCTTCTCATATGTCTTTGCTAACTTGGCAAAAAAGAACTTATCCTTTCGTTTAAAAAATGATGTAGGTTTTACTGAAGTCTTAAAATGATATTTAATCGCATCATATCCATCTGTTTCGAAATGGAGTTTAAGCGCGTTATATAATTTGTAAGACTCAAAAGGATCATTCATAGAGGTAGTTTATTACCTCGTTTGACTTTAATAAGATTTAAGCTTGCTGCTTCTTCTTCGATTTTCTGTTTAAGAGAATCAGTTAAAAGCTTTTTCATATTCTTATAATCCATAGCTCGTTCTTCTACAACATAAGATGCTGCATCGATATATGACATATTGTTATTTGCAACAAGATGCTCAACAGCTGCTGAGAATCTCTTCTTAGTCATAATCTTTTGTTCTAATGGATTATCCGACAAAATCTTCTCCTTCATCCCAAGCACAGCCTGTAAGACCGCCTGCTTGTAAGCCTTTTAAAGTTCTTAATACTTCATTATGGTTTCTACCTGTATCCAAAGCGTTTACCGATACGTGTTGTACTATTCTATCTCTATCAAAGATAAACGTTGCTCTGTATGGTACACCTTCTTCTTCATTTACAATACCAAGTTTATGGCTTAAACCAAGTCCACAATCAGCTGCAAGAGTATGCTGGATATTACCAATCAATTGATTGTCTTCTTTCCATGCTAGCTTACAAAACTCATTGTCTCCACTGATACCAATTACATTTGCATGATCTACTAGGTTATCAAAACCTGCAATCTCTGTTGGACAGATAAACGTAAAGTCCTTTGGATAGAAGTAGACTACCGACCAATCATGTTTAAGTGGTGTATAACCTTCTTCAACTGTTACTCTCACAAATTCATTTTTTTCGTTAATTCCTTGCAGTGAGAATGCAGGGAATTTATCTCCTACTGATAACATATTTCCTCCTAGAATACTCTCATTAAAATACAGTCAGCATTTATTCTGCCTGTAGGGCTATCAATTTTAGTTGTTATTGTCTCCCATACCTTCTCAATTTGCTTTTCAGTCTTATTAAGAATGAGTGGTAGTATCTCATCAGGTTTACGTAATGTAGCCTGTTTCGAATCTTTATCAAAGTTTTTGATCGTGGTACCCGATATTTCAAATCCACTGACAGCTGAAGTCACATACTCGATAAGCTTTCTATTCTTAGTATTATAGACATATAGCTTATGTTTAGTTGGAATAAGTATAGGATTAATTGATGTCAATTTAGAATCAATATCCTCTTGACAATACTTAAGCTTAGCGACTTGAGTATCAGATGACTTAGGCTTTTTAGTCCTAGGTATACGAGTAGCTTTAAAAGAATCTCTTAATCGTTCAAGATCAGCAAACACATTTTCAAACTGATTCATGATCTTTTTCTTTTCGCCTTTTGAATAATGTGAATAAGCTTCTACACATTGATCGCATGTTCTTTCATAAGCTTCTTTGATTAATGTATACTCTTCTTCAAGCATACCTTTAAATATATTAATTGCATTACCTTTTAATCCATGTAGTTTAAATCGATTGTAAGCACTGAATTTCTTTGTAAAGTCTCCATTTAACCAGCCTTCAACAATATCTTCATCCCATTCAGCGTAAATAGTATCAAGTACTTTTAAACGAGTTCTTTCAGCTGGAGTTATAACTTTGACTTCAGCTTTTTTCTTTTCTTCAATCTTTTTAAGAGTAAGACCTTCTTTATAGAGTTCATCAATAAAGTTTTTACACATCTCAATTTTATCGTCTTCATATTGCCAGCCTCTATAATAGAGTTTGATAATCTTATTGACTTTCATGAACTTCCAATCTTTTAGTCTTTTAAGTACTGATATTTTCTTTTTATCGTATCCCATTACATCAGCGGCAAACTGATATGTTGTTGGCATATAATCTTTAGTCTTATAAAA